CACCTGCTGTTACAGCAGAGTATACTGGTACGTTGATTGTTGTGCCTGAATTTGACGCAATGTCAAAAACAGTAACAAGTTGTCTTGCGATACTTGATTCATACGCTTGGAATTGTGCGTCACCAAGTAATGCAGTATACAACTCATTGTTAATAGTTGTGTTATTAGCCATTTGTTTCTCCTCTAATTAGATTGTGGCGTTTAGTATGTTAAAGTTCCTTTTTCTTTGGCTTCAGCATACAATTTTCTATGTTCTGGATTGCTCATGTCCAATTTAGAGAATTCAACCTTGCTACTGTTTACAGTATGGCTACTTTTAGTGTTAGTAGTGCTTGGTGCTGGACTAACAAAATGCGGATTATCAGTTAAAAAAGTTTTAACTAAATCATCTACATTCATTTTTGTTCCATCATCTTTATAAACGATAGAACCGTCCTTGCCTAAAACGTCTACTTCACCTTCATCATTGAGTTTAACTTGTGTTGCAAGTAGTGATTTTACTTGCTCTGGATTAACGCTACGGTATTTTGCGGCACTATTCAAGAGCGGTGTATTCACTTTATACTCCTTGATGACTGAATCTCTTTTTTGGATTTCAGCATCCTTTTTTGCGGCTAACTCTTGTAGAGTTTTTTCAAATTGACCCGCTTTAATCTGTTGTTCTTGCTGACGCTGTTCTGCATCTGCTTTCAACTGACGAAGTTCTTCAACATCACCCAAGTCTGCATATTTGTTTTCAAACTTACGTGCTAATGAACCCTTCATACGGGCCATCATGTCGTCTACTTCTTTTTGCGAGAAAGTTTTATCCGCTTGTTCTTGTGCCTCAATTTCTGTGTTTTCCACTACCGCTTGAGTTGCGTCTTCATTTACCAATGTATTGTCTGACATCGTGCATCGCCTCCTTAATTTGAGTTTGTGCTTATATTTATGCTTTAAAATTTAAAAGGCGCTAATACAGGTTCCTATAGACGTGCTTTTTCTAACTGTAATCTATCCTGTTGTATTAAGACTGGAACTGTTGTTGAATTAACACCAAATTTTGGGTGACTGTGTAACCACTCTTCTGTTTCACGCTCGTTGTTCATGCGTTCTTCTATCTTCTTAAGTAAACGTGGTGTTGCGTTAATAAGAACGTAGACCCTTGCTTCTAATTCGCCTAAATCTTTTGGCACGCCTTGCCATAAACATATGTCTATCTTGTTGCGTTTCCAGGCGCTGTAACTCCACGGACATACGGATCGTATGCTGTAGAAATACGTATCCCAAAGCGGTTTATCGTTTACCGCCGCGTTTGCCGCCGCGTTTGCCACCTTTTTTCTTCTTAGCCATTTAGATTGCCCTCCCAAGCATTATGAATTGTCCTCTGGATGGATCCAACCCTGGGCCGCTAATTGTAAATGCTCCGCCTCAGTTTTAGCAATACGCTCTTCACCTGTAGTAGGATCACGCATAAGATGCGGTTGAAACGCATCCAGGGATTCTATTTTGTCTTCATCAACTTCCAGCCATCTAAGAATTTCTTTATCAATTTCTTTAATGACTTTTGTATCTGTTGCACTATTACGTGCAGTTTGTAATTGATTGATTTCTTTTTGTGTATCTCTGATATTAAACGATCCTGGGTAATTTACTTCACCATCCCAAGTAGTGTCCATATATGCACACCAAATTTTCCACAGTTGTTCTTCTGCTAATTCAATAGCGTCTGCCTTTTCAGACAGTTTAGCCTCTAATAAACTAAATTCTACTTCCATTGCAACACCTGAAAGTGTTCTGCTTTCAGTTGCTCTAACAGCACCAGTGTTGGACATTTTATCAATAGCATCAATAGTATGTTCAATAGACTTGTACATTGATTCAATGTTTGCACCTGAAAACTCAAGAGCGTAAGGCTTCAAACCTGAATCCAAGTTGTCTGGAATCTGAATGATTGCACCCGCGCCACTACCCATATTAACTTCGCTGGTAGCAACAATGCTGGGATGCGAATCTAATTTAATACTTTCTAAAACTTCTGCGGTTGCGTTATAAATGAAACGTTGTGCGTCACTGATGTCTGCTAAATCACTGATACCAATCCCTCTTACTGTGCTTCTAACATTATATAAACACACCACTGGAATCATACCCAATTGATTTTCTTCTTCAATAACATCTTGAATGCTATTGTTGTCAACATCAACTATTGTAGTTTTAATTGACTCTGGACGCCATTCTTTAACTACACGAATTGATTGGTTAACATCTTCAAGATACTTGAAGTAAACCAAATCATATCTACCATTAGGTGAACGTGTGTATTGCCAGTCAAGCACCACCTGTGGAGTAAGCACTGACACATATGGACGAATACCATTTTCACGCTGTTCGCCTCTTGTTGTTGCATTAATGTTGGGCTGTGAAATTACAATCCAAGAGTGTCCAAAAACACTGGACCAAGTAGCCGCATCTTTCATAAACGCATCTAAACTACGTCCATCCATGTCAGCATCTTTTAAGAAGTCTTCTAATTCAGGATAGTTTGCAATTGAGCCAAATTCTCTTTGAGGGGCAGTTCTAAATAAGAATGACTTGTAAACGTTCACAATACTTTGACAGTGGTTTTCTAAGAATGTATTGTTAAGACGACTTTCATATTCGCCGTCTGTTTCTAATTGATATCTGATTAGGTGTTTGCCCTGGCGCCATGTTTCCCCGCCCAGGTATGCTTCAAGTAAATATTTCCATCTACTGTCGTAGGTTTCATATATTTCATTGCCGCTGATTAAATGATTAATTTCATTCTGAATAGTATTAGTTACTGTTGCCATTTGTTATCCCCTAAAATTGTAATCCCTTCTGACTCTAACTCCCCAACGTTGTGGTTCCATATCAGTAGAAATATTGTCTCGTTTAAGTGGAAAAATAAATGCAACTGCGTAACTTAAAGCATCAAACATATGTGAATAATCGTGTTTCCCACCTGGTTTATGAGGAATTTGCGTTCCTTCTTTGTAGTTGTATTTTTCCAAACATTCTATAGTGTATTTACACCGTTTACTAATAAATAGCCGTCTAACCCCATCTGCAGAAGCAAATCTGGCGTTGGTAGCATTAATCCTATCTCTAACAGCATCATGCCTGTGTGGTGCTTTAACAATGAACCCAGCATTCTCTAATATTGTAAAGTCTGTTTGTCCATTTGCACTTGTTCTTTTTTGGCGTGAAGCAGGATCTGGATAGTAAAATATCTTGCTGTTAGGATATCTGTTCTTTAATTCTTCTGCTATTTCATTTGTATTAGAGTCAAACATTGCTATTTCATCAATTTGATATAGCGTGTCCCCATCTTTAACCATAATAGCGGCTGTGATAGGATTTAAATTGAAATCGCCGCCAACGTGCAGAATTCCTGTGTTTAGATGTTCTGGCATTTCTCTAATATGCTGATCCCTATCAAATGCATGACAGATTCTGCTCTCTGCTACTTCCCAACTTCCTTCAAACTCTTGCTTAAATTGTTTAAGGCTCATTTCAGAACGTGCTTGTTCTATTTCTTCTGGATCCACAAACCCTGCTTCTGCTGTTGTGATGCTGAATGAGCGCCACTCAGGATTGTTTTCCTGCATTAGATATAATTCATAAAACCAATTGTTTTTTCCAGTTGGTGTGGATATGAATAAACAGCCACCCCTCTGATCCGCAAGTGCAGGACGGATCACTGAATACCAAGCATCTGGATCTACGAGCGCCGCTTCATCAATTACGCAATAGGATAAGGAAATTCCCCTTAGGTTCTGTGCACCATTGTCCGCACCTTTTAAACTAATAAGTGTTTGATTTTTAAGCAGGATAGTTAATTCGCTTTCATTAATCTTCTTAACCCAACGCAAGTCCAACAGTTTTTCTTTCAATAATTTCCAGGCTATCAATTTTGCCTGTCTATAACTTGCTGTTAAATAATATATATTCTGATTGGGTTTTCTTGCGTGATAGCATATCTGACGTATTGCCAAATAGGTTTTTCCCGCTCGCCTACCAGCACAAACTGTGATAAAGCGATTTGAAAAATTAGAAACGGTTGATTGCCACGGTGCCAAATGCATAACTGTATTTATTCCGTTAGCAATTTGAGGATTTTATTGCGACTGTTGTTTTTTTAGTTCTTTGAGTGCATCATTTAATTCTTGCATTACATTAGCGTAATCGTGTGTTAGTCTCTGATGCTGTTTGCTTAATTCAACCATTAAGTCACTAAGGTTGTTGTTGCTTGTAACAAGATTGTTAATTGTATGTCTTTGTTGCAGTTGTTCTAATTTAATTCGCTGTAATTCATCGTACGGCGAAAAATTGTTGTCTATCATTTCTGCTCCATCCCACCAATTGCTCATACTACTATTTAACAGGATGTCCAGAATAGTAATCATATATGATAACTTTTCCTGGGGATTTACCCTTACCGCAGAAACTTGGCATCTTGTAATCCTTTGCTCTCATTCTTGTTTGGCATGGATCCGCATTGTCATACATTGTGGATAACCAACGAGGTGGTGTTGCACAACCTGAGATTAGAATTAATGTAACCAATACGACAATTGATTTCAATTACGCTGTCTCTAATTGCTTGTCCAAAAACGCCTGTTTTAATGCTGTTACATCTGGCGGTGTAGTTTCTTCTACAACACTGACTTTGAAAATACGATAATGTTCGTATCCTTCGTCTTTAGCATTTTCTTGTGCTTCTTCAAGAGTTCTATATCTATCTAAGTCAGTGTCCATATAAGTCCATTTAAAATAGACATTGTCCATGCTTGGTTTTTTACGATTATCTCTAATGCCTACAGTCGTGTTTGCAATAGTATAATACTCTTT